CTCAGAGGTACTTAATGGGGTTACGGTCTCACGTGTCGCAGACTACGCAACCGCCAAAGCCACTCTTCTGATCCCTGTGGATTGGACGGTGACTGATGCCAAAAACGCTCGCGCGTTGCTGGCAAACACTCTGCTTCATGCTACGGTCGCATCTGCGTCCGATGAAGCCGAGTTCGTCTGGTAGAACGTAGATGACAACCGTGGCAATCCCGCCCGGTTTCTGTGACACCCTCATAGGAGTCCATCCATGGGTAGTGGGCATCGTAATCCTTTACGTCCTCGTCATCCTGTCGATCCGGTTGAACTCTACGAGCGGCTTTCCAAAGCCCTCGGACGAGAAACCGACGCTTCCAGCGATCCTGCTGGAATTGTTTCGAGGCCTTTTCCGGAAATAAACTCCCTTACTAAGGCGCGTTCCTTTCGTGACGAATACCTCCCCCGTGAGGTGTTACGGAAGTATCCTGCATTTGACCTCGGAATCGACACCCGACAGCGCGCTCTTGAGTCTTTCCATGACGATGAGCGGCTTAACCGTGCCACGAATGAGCGACTATCCAGAACTGACGTTTCGCCAGAGATGGCGAACGCTCGCAGGGTATTGGACCTTGCTTGTCGAAAAGCAGTCAGTATCTTGGGTCGTTTTGACGTGCACGAATTCGTGCATAGGGTGAGATTTGGTCCCGGCAGCACCACTAGCCTACCACGCAGAGATGCGAAGGTAGAGCAGAAGCTGTCATCATCCCCACATGTCACTTCGAAGGCCGAAGCCATCGCGGCTTTGGTTCTCGAGCAATACCCGCTCGAAGCAGGTGCTCGACGATTATGGATTACGTCCTGTAGTCCATGATTGTGACAAGTTGACCGGCGTTCCTAAGAACGCCTTGACTGACCGGATCATAGCTATCGGTCCGGACCTCAATGTCGCCCTCCAGCTCGCGCTAGGGGCGTGCATCCGTGCACGTCTCTACTGGGCTGGGATAGACCTGAGTGATCAGTCCATTAACCAACGCAGAGCCCGGCAGGGCTCGGTACTCGGAGATCTTGCAACGCTCGACCTAAAGTCGGCGTCGAACTCCGTAACCACCCAGTTA